TGTAAGTGTAAAGCATCTCCCAAGGTAGAGTTCTTTTGATTTAGACATTGTTTTTGGTTTTTATTGTTATAAACTTTTCTTTAATTGCTCTTTTAACTTAGTGAGGTAAAGACTAAAGTCTAATGCCTCTTCTATTGCGTGTTCTATCCATTGTTCTGTAATTAGGTCGTTTCTGTCAAGGTCAGTTCCGTATTTCTCAAAGCCAATCCTTGCTCTATCTTTTAAACGGTTAATTACATTTTCAACAACGGAGTCATACTCGTAGTTATTCTGCATCTTTTTTATATTTTTTTACTTGTGCTTTTAAGGCTTCTCTCCACTTTAAGTCTACAGAACCATCATCCAAGATGTCTTGAATAAGCTGTATTGTCTCGTTAGATACGAAGTCTTTAGCTTTCTTAGTAGCCTTAGGAGCCTTCTCTGCTTTGTTTTCTAATTCTAATTCTTCCATAATTTTAATTTTTATCTGCCCTGGCCTCTATATTGTTTAGGCTTTGAGCTGTGTTTGTTATAAGATTTTTTAGCACTACCTCTTTTGCGGCTGCCGAAGTTCACTTTCTGCGAACTCCCAGTCTTTACTTTCGCCATCTTGATTAAATATTTTTACTATAATTTGTTCGTCTCTTAATTGTTGGCATAACATTGCTGTACCTCCGCACATAGCTAGATTGATTAAGAAAGACATCTGTTCTGGTGATGCCTTATCACCGATAGCCTTAATCTCACAAGCCATAAAATGACCATACTTCTTACTGTAACCAATGATGTCTGGTACGCCTTTCTTACCTATAAATGCTCTACCTTTTACAGCTAGATTATTATTACGCCATACCTCATTTCCTTTCTCACGTAAATAATCTAACATCATTTTTGTTAAGTCAGAAGCCGTTTTGTATGTTGCCATAAATCAAAATTACAATATATTTATTATATATTAAGCCCATCTAATCATTTCTTCTACTGGAACCTGCACATATTTAACGTTATTTTCAACCTTAGTATTGTTTACTCTAAAGTATCTACGAGCCTTTTTTCGTAGCATTTCAGCCCTCATAAAATAGATTCTGTCTCTAAGGTCAAAGTTGATAGCAAAGAACTCAATTCTTTTATCTGCTATGCCAGATGGTTCATTATCACGTTCATACTCTAACCACATAAACCCATCTAATAGTGCTGTTGGCATCTGAATTACTAATGTTTTGGTGTTTTTAGCAAATAGTTTTATAGCTTGGTAAGTACCATCTTGGTTACGAGCTTCTTCTATCTCGAACTTACGTCTATTTCTATCTCCTCTTTTATACACAACTATTTATTTATTAGCTTGTAAAACAACCACTTACAACCCTCCCATACCAATATTGCTATTATGTATTTCATATTATATGTTTTGGTTATATAATCCATCATCTTCATCTGCTTTCATTATGTCAATGATGTGTTGTTTTTGGTTATAGGTTTGGTTGTAGTATTCTTCGGCTTGTCTTGCTCTATCATTATTATCTTTTTTTAAATAATCATAAGCATCTGACCAACCTGCCCAATGTCCGTTAATTATCTGTTCTTTTTCTTTTTCAAGTGCTGTATTAGCAGCATATAGTATTTGATGTATTATTTTATAATTTACATTATCATCTTTACTATTAACACCTGCTATATATTCAATCTTATCAATTAATTCCTCCATTGCTGTTTTCATAGGTTATTTGTTTTAGGTAGTTTTTTTATTTTCGTGAATCCAATCATATAAGTCTATTTTTGATTTTGATTCTTTCCATTCTTTAATCCATTCTTCAGTCATAATGTATACACCATTTGGCACATCCATTTTTGTTTTAGGATTCATTTCATAATAAAGTGCTTCAGCTACTTCCTTTAAATCATTTGGATTTTGTGGTTTCATATGTTATTTGTTTTGGTTAATTAATTTAAGTGCATTTTCATTAGAGAAAGCATAAAAAATGAGGTGTCAATTAATCTACCTTCATCATCAAAATACAATGGCTCACCTATTTCTGAACTTACTATTGTTTCACCATGTACTTCATTACATTTTTTCTCAAATTGCTCTTTTTGTAAATTGGTTAATTCATTCCATTTCATAGGTTATTTGTTTTTAACTATTTCAATTAATTTTTTAAGACAAGCAAGTTCTGCTTCATCGTAGGTATCACACCATTCCACATGTATTCCCAAACAAGCTATATAGTCATTTTTATGTTTTTGTATTTGCGTTATTAGATTATGCTTCTCTCTAAACCATCTAAATGCTTGTTGGTAGAGTATTGCAGGAATATCCTCCCCTTTGTAAAGAAGTCCAAAATCATTATCTTTTTTAAAACCTAGTTCTTTAAGTTCTAATGCTTGTTCATAAGGGATAAATTCTTTGTTCATAGGTTATTTGTTTTGGTTAAAATGTTTATTATTATATCTTCTAAATTGTCCTGTTGCCCTATTGTTTCTTCTTGCTCTAAACCGAACTCTACTTTTTACTATTTTAAAATCCATTTCGTGAATAAGTCCACAATCACAACAAGCCATTTTATATCCTTTTCTTATAGGTTGCACCCATTCATTAGAATTTACTTTTGGATATAGTTTCATAAGTTAATTAGTTTTATAAAGGCTATTATAATATTCTAAAATATCTTCATCTTCAATTTCAAGAGTGTTTGCAAATCTTTCAGCTGCATTCATTATTGCTGCCCTTTCATTATCATACAATTCTTCAATTGCAGTATATAGTTCTTCTTTAGTAATTGTTTCATTATTTCTAAAATAATGCTTTAGGTTTTGTAATGGTGTGTTCATATGTTATTTGTTTTGGTTAATAATGTAAAATTGGTTTATTTAATTTGATTAATGTTAAGTATAAATACTAATTATTATAGTTATCATTATAATACTCATCTCTACTATAATGTGGTAAAGTAGGATGACTTATAGGTGTTTTTTGACCATCAGAAAAGGCTTTTTGTATCTGCTCTTTTTCTTTTTCAAGTAGTTCCTTTGCCTTTACTTGCAGTTCTAATGGTATTTCATATTCATATGCTTGTAACCATTCGAGCATTTCTGTCATTGCTGTTTTCATAGTTTTTTGTTTATATAATTTGTAAATCCAAGATTCACTAATTGGGTTAAAAAATAATGTCATATTTTATAATTTATAGTCTACAAATGTCATTGTCTCTGGTAAAAATCTTAATGGTATATTTTTAGTTGTGCCATGTCTATTCTTCTCTACCTTACAGATAACCAAGTCATTAGTGGCATATTCTGTTCCACCAATTTCTATTGGATTAGTCATCTCATAGTAATTAGGCCTCATTAGCATAATAACAGCATCTGCATCTTGCTCAATAGAACCAGATTCTCTAAGGTCAGACAACTGAGGCATCTTATCAGCTCGTTCTTCTACTCTACGAGATAATTGAGATAGGGCGATAATCGGTACTTGCAACTCTTTAGCTAAGGATTTAAGGCTTCTGCTTATTAAACTTACTTCCTGCTCTCGGTTTTGGTTTGATTTGCCTTGTCCACTCATAAGCTGTAGATAGTCAATAAAGATTACTTTAATGCCATACTTCTGCTTCATGATGGTTGCCTTTGCTCTAAGTTGTGAAATACTTATACCGCCCATATCTTCTATATGTAGAGGGGATAGTAATATTTTATCATCAGTTTTTAGTAGTATCTTTCTTTCTGCCTCATTCATATTATTCATTCTAAGGCGTTTTAAAGGTATCATACTCGTTATTGACTCTAACCTTTCAACTAGCTGTTCCGAGCTCATTTCGAGGCTAAAAATGGCCGTAGGAACCTTATTTACAATAGTTAGATGGTAGATAGTAGAAAGCATGAACGCTGTCTTACCCATTCCTGGTCTTGCAGCTATGACCACAAAGTCTGGTCTGCACCATCCTGCTAATGTGTTATTTATCTCCTCAAAACCAGTGTTATAACCTAATAAATCACCATTTTGTGCCTTATCACGTGAGTAGTTTAACGACATAATCACATCGTCAATGGTTTTTTCGTGGATATTACCATACTCTTGTAAAGCTATAAGTTTACTATTTACGGTAGAAAGTAAATCTATAGATTGACTATCGTTATCTAAACACTCGTATTCGGTCTGTTTAAATAGTAAGAACGCCTCACGTTTCTTGTATAGTTCTATTACCATCTCAATATGGCTGTTGATATGACCAGCACCAGTAATATTATCAGTTAATTTAGATAGATAAAAAGCTCCGCCAAGTTCCTTGAACGCCTCGTCTCCAGTTAATTTCTGTGCAACAGTGTTTAAGTCAACAGATATGTTATCATCGTACATCTTTTTAATTGCAGCAAAGATTTTTTGATGCCCTAAATCGTAAAATATCTCTGTTTTTAGGTGTCCTACAACTAATGGTAATGTTCTTTTATCCAATAAAATAGCACCAAGTATGCTTTTTTCTAATTCCTTGCTGTGTGGTAGGTTTATAACTTCCATTACTTCAATGATATTTTAGTTGTTTGTGATGAAATGGTAGTAAAAGTACTACTGTTTCTCTTCCAAGTTCTTACTGCAGCCTTCCAATCCTTCATAGGATTTTTACCTATCAACCATCCTCTTGCTTCGTAATGGTCTATAAATTGTGAACCATCTAAAGTGAATCCAATTTCCTTAGAATATTCATTTACTTGGTCAGCCGTAGGCCTAAGAAATGTATTCTTATTGTTAGTATTAATGTTAGGTAAACTTTTTGTACCAGTTTCGGTAAACTTTTTTGACTCTATTTGTAAAGAATCTTTACCATCGGTAAACTTTTTATAGTCGTTTAAATAATCTAAAAATACTGACGTTACTCGTAAGTGTTTTGTAGCTGGACTTTTATAGACTAACTCTTTAACTATCAATGAATTAATGATGTTAATTACTGATTGCTTAGATAAATCTAAATCCTTAGCCATTGTTTCTTTGCTCATGTAGCACCAATGAGACTCGTTATTCTGCATACGCATAATCGTATCTAATACGCAGTATTCATTGCACGATAGTTTAAATTCCTTCCGTACTGGATGAATTATTGTTGTGTAGAACTGTGACATAAGGTTATTTTTGTACCCTAAAAACTATTGTTCTGCCATTAAACTCAAATCTTCTTTTGTTCATTGGATTTAATGCGTCACGAATACTTTTAGTGTTAATGTTTGTTTTTCTATTGGCTGCTGCAATAGATATGAATGTAGTTTCTTGTTTGGTGTCCAGGTAAATCATTCTAATTTTAATTGAGTTTTCGAATCCTCTCGGCTCTAAATCTAATCCCATCAATAATTCGTTTTATTTCGTAAAAAAAATGTAGTGTAATGTATAACGTTACAGCTAACGGCACTGAAATTAATGTAAAAAATGTTAATTCGTAGATAAATATTAAGGTAGTTTTCATATTATTTTCCTTTAGGTGTAATTGGTACAGCAGGTTTTTTGATGTCTTTGTTAAGCCACTTTAAGATTTCATCTGCTCTATTAAACAAATTACTATCAATGCCAGAACTTAAAGATACCCATAAGGCAAATTGCTCATTGTTCATTGTTGGTTGGTTCATGTTATTTATTTTTAATTAAATCATCAATGTAAATTGTATCTCCCTCCTTAAATTTTGGAAATGTAAGTGTATCTACTTCATAAGAAACGCCATTTATACCAACAAATACACATTGGTAATTTGTTGTTGTAGGCTTGTCATCATAAAGAGTGCTTTCAGTAAAAGTATTAACATACTTATAGTGCAATATTGTAAATTCCTTATTTGGATTATTGCAACCAAACAATAAAAATAATAGTAAAAACTTTTTCATGTTATTTCTTTAATGATATTTTAAATGTTGTTGTCGAATATTTAGGAGCTGGATAAATCATCTCACCAGTTTCTGGGTCTACTAATGGCTCTTTGATAGTCTTTAGCAATGATTCTCTTTCCTTTTGCTTGTACTTAATAGCTTCTAATTCCTGGTTCATCTTTAACCAAGAGTAGTCACCATCGTAAGCATACTTTACGCCAGATTCAAACTTACTCACTTCGGCTCCTAGGACCTCAGCCTTGCCTTGTGGATGGGTAGATAGAATTGTTATAACATCTTCCTTTAAATCGGCTCTAATGCCATCTAAAAGCTGAATAAGGGCCTCTGCCTTAACTAGCATCTCTAGTGGATTGTCTCCAGTCTCTCTAAAATGCTGTACAATAGTTTGTTTAAGCAATTCAACGCTAAACTTGGATGGTTCGATAGAACTAAGTTCTACTTTAGGTAATAATTCAAAACTCATAATATTTATTTTTTGGTTAAGTTTTCTTTTTTCATTGATAATAGTTTCTTCAACTGTTCGTTAGAATCAAACACTTGCTTATACCCAAAGTATAAATCAGTTAATTGTTTCACTTTAGTACAATTTGCTATGTCAGCTTTAATAGCATCAATATCTATTTCTTCTTCTTCTACTATTTCTGCTACTACCTCTTGAACTGTTTGAGCAGGTTTTTTAGGTGCCTCATGTACACTAGCACCAGTTTGCACTGTCGCAAAGTCCATCTCTTCTGCTGGTGTAGCCTCAAATCCTGCAGCCTTCATTAACCAAGCAAGTAAGTTACGATACGCCTTACCTATTGCACGTGTCTGTGCCATTGATAGGATAGCATACTCGTCAAACCTTTTTTTGCTTTGCTCAAAGTTGCTACATATTGCTACTCCAGTAGCTACTAACTGACCAGTATTAATGTTTCGTACTTCG